AGAGTGAAGTGAATGTAACAGTTCATGGAGGCTCGGATGCACTAATGTTGAAAAATTAGGCAATGAGGTGTGGTTAGGAGTAAAAGTCTAATCAAACTGGCCGCCGGCGCAAGCGGCTTTGTCAGCCCAGACGATTTCACGGCTAAACAGCTGAGAGCTATGGCCGATGAGTACGGTATCAAGTACAAGGCCAGTGCCACCAAGAAAGAACTGGCAAGGTTGATCAATGACCATTTGAAGGGGTGATAACATGACCCCAACACAAGAGGCGATCGTGAAGCTCAGGCTGTACCTGGACGAGAAGATCCCGCCAGGCGGCAGTCAAGATGACACCCGCTTCTCCGACACCGAGCTTGAGGTGTTGCTTGATGACTCTGAAACCATCTACGGAGCGGCATCGCTTGGTTGGAGCATCAAGGCAGCCATGATCCAGAAAGAGATGGGCGATATCGAGGAGACCCGGACGGGCCAGGAAACGTATCGCTACGTCCAACTGAAGGATCGGCTTGCCCATGCACAGACGATGGCTGAGGACTTCCAGCGACGTGAGCAGGAAGAGCTCGGGAAGAAAAAGACGGGCAGCTGCATCCTGCGCATAGCCGCTCCAGAGGTGCTGTAACATGGACCTTCAGAAGCGAAGAGAACTCACTCTGAAGGCCATAGCCATCAACCCATGCGAGATCGTCCTTACAAGGCGCCAGCGGGTTGATGATGGTGCAGGCGGATGGACGGATGAAGACACACAGTTGATCCCCCAGACTTTCCGGCTCTTCCTCGGAAACAGTTCCTCCAAAGAGATCGTGAAGGACGGCGGGACACTCCAGGTGAACAACCGAGAGATGCTTTGCCCATGGGATGCAGATGTGCAGGCCGGCGACACCTTTGAGTTTGGCAGGGTCCACCACCGAGTGGCAGTGGTGAACCCCGTTCGCTATCTGGGCGAGATCGTCTCGTATCAGTGCGTTGTGGAGGAGGTGGTGTGATTGCCCGGGGCAGATCAAGTGAACCGAAATCTCATGGCTTTGGCCGACAGGCAAAAGGCGGCGCTGCTTGCTTTGAGCGAACAGTATGCGGCCAGAATGGAAGCCTATGCGAAAGCCAACAAGAGGTGGCAGGACAGGACCGGGAACGCCCGCCAGGGCCTCTTTGGATACTCCATCATGCGGGACCAGTCCTTGATCACTCGTGTCGCCCATACCGTGGACTACGGCGTGTACTTGGAACTCGCCAACCAAGGGCGATTCGCCATCCTCCTGCCCACGGTCAGGCGTTTCGTGGCTGACTACCTGGAAGATGCCAAAAGGGTGATGTCCGGATGAGGGCAGCCCTCTATCAATACCTGGTTCAAAACTGCGAGTCCATCACGTCTTGGTATCAATCGGGTGCCCCCAATAAGGACACTAAGAAGCCCTACGGTGTCATCAAGCTTGGCGAAGAAATGAGAGCCCCTTTGAGCAATAGGGGGTTCTTTCGCGAGTTGACCATCTGGCCTTACTTCGCCCCCGGCAGCTTCGTTGCGGTCGACAAGGCCGTGGCGGAGATAAAGCAGTTGTTGTCAGGCGCCATCCTGACAACGAGCGAAGGTCACATGTTTGAGATTGAGTGGGTTCACACAGGTCAGGACTTCCAGGACCCTGACCTAAACGCCATAACTCGCATGGTCGAGTTCAGAATCCCATGCGTTGGGAAGTAATGAGAAAGGAGCTGAGAAGATAGATGGACATCCTTTACGGCTGCAAATTGATGATCGTCAAAGAGATTGATCCTTCGACAGGGCTAGAAAAGACGAGCGGTAAGACCGCTCGCTTCGAGACTCCGCAGCAGTGCGGCATCAACCACCAGTGGATTGAGGGCCAGCGCACAGAGTTGCGAGGTGGGGACCGCTTGCTCAGTACTGTCGAAGAGCCGGCCTCCCTGATCGGAGTCGAGCTTTCCTTTACGAATGCCACCCTGCCCGGAGAAGCCCTCGCACTCTTGGCCGGAGGTACCTACCAGAATAAGACATACAGCGCTCCGAGGCTTGGAGAAGAGCCCAGTCCCGTGATCGTCGAGCTGTATGTCGCCAAGTATGAAGAGGGCAACAACGACACGAGCGGCATCACTGGGTACCGCAAGTGGACCTTCTGGAATGCCACAGGCCGCGTGCCCAACTACACCGCTCAGGACCGCAACTTCATCACACCGCAGTTCACTATCCGTGCGAAAGAGAACGTCAAGGCCGACAAGCCTGTCTATGAATGGGAAGACATCACTAGTACTAGTCTGCCGTCGGCCAGCTAACCCCCTTGGTGGAGGCTGCTCGCCTGAGAGCAGCCTCCTTACATTTGGCCCG